GCCCCGTTCGCCCCGCTCGTGCTGGACGTAGCTGTCGTAGGGGACCTTCAGGAAGGCCGCCGCCGCCTGGGCGGTGGTCAGCTTCAGTTGCTCGCGCGCCGCGATCAGCCGGCGTCCCCGGGCCTTGTTCAGGGCCTTGTCCGCATCTGTGCTCATTGCACAATTATGCGCGAATTATTCTGTGCATAGTGCACAAAATGCCTTGACGCTTGTGTGTGCCAAATGCACATTCGCCTCAAGACGAAACCAAGGCCCACACCGACCTTCGCAGCGCCGCCGGCTTAGCGTCGAGCGAGCGCCGCCAGGCCTGAAGCCCCATCCCCTCGCTCCCCCGGCGCAAATCCCCATGCGCCCGCGGAGCGCGCCCCGCCGGCCTCTCGGCCGATCCGGTCGCCGGCGGGGCGACCCCATTCCGAACCTTTTTCACCGGGCCGAACGGCCCCGCCAGCGGAGCCATGCCATGACCGCCAACCCTTTCCGCGCCGATCCCGAGCAGTGCGCCATCGGCCAGCAATCGGCCGCCGATCGCCGCAAGCGCCGCCAGTTGGCGTCCCAGCGCGCCGCCCGTCCCCACGACACGATCGAGCGCCTTGCGCTCCAGGCCGCCTGCGCCCGCTACGCCGAGGCCCACGGCGCTTACGAGACCATGGGTCTGCTGGCCTTGGAACTGTCCCGCTACGCGCCGGATCTGCCGGGGCCCCAGCGTCAGGCGCGCGCCGAGGCCGAGCGGCTGTTCCGGCCGGACGGGGAGGGCTGAGCCGGTCCGCCCGCCACCCTTGCCGTTCAGCTTTCCCGTACCAGGAGTTCCCATGCCCGCAGCCCTCAAGGCGCCGCTTACCAAGTCCGAGCAGCGCGCCGTCCGTAACCGCTTCAAGCACGAGCAGGCCCAGGCGGCGCGCGCCGCCCGCAACCCACCAACCGACGGCGCGCCGAGCGAACTTGCCGTCCTGGCCGCCGCGGAGCGGCGCAAGGTTATCCACTCCAAGTCCGGGCTGGAGTGGCTACGCGACAAGAGGCGGCTCGACCCGCACCAGTTCCGCGCCGGCCGCGCCTACGGCATGCTCTACCGCACGGCCATCCTCCCCAACGGCGTGCGCCTGCGCTCATGTCTGGACGACACCCCACGCAGCGGCATCATCGGAACCCCGACCACCGCCCCAAGCCAGCTCGCCGCCGCCGAGTGGCTGGCCGACAGCCGCGTGCGGCTGGAGGCGGCGCGCCGCTCGTTGGGGTCGCACCCGGGCATGATCCTGGCCTGCGACCTGATCTGCGGCCAGAGCCTGACGCCACGCGACGTCAATCCTGTCCAGCGCGAGGCCGAGAAGCTGGAAACCACCCTGCGCATCGCCCTCGATCTGGCCCACGCCCACTTCGCCGCCGCAGGGTGGCCCGGACAAAGTGATTAAAATCAATAACTTGAAAATTAATTGTGCTTTTCGCACATTTCCCCTTGTGTTCGAACTCGAATTTTGGGAGAAAACCTCATCGACGGAATTCCGCCCCGCCGGGCCGTGACGCCGGACCGGCCCCGCAGCCTTCGCTTCGGGGCCTTTTCTTTCCCCAACCTCGCGAGGACCCAATGATCGGCGATCCTCGCGCCGCCCTGTTCGGCGCCCTGCAGCGCTCGGACCGTCCCAGGGTGGTGGTGAACCGCACCGACCTGCGCCGCCTGCTGGAGGCGAGCTTCGACACCGGCCCAACCGACGCGCCCAACAGCCCCGCTCGGGCCGCCGCCGCCCACCGGGAAGACCTGGCGCAACTCCGCACCCTGAAACGGGTGCTGACCGAGCGTCTGGCCTTGCTGCTCGACGGCCGCCCGCCGCCCGGCCCGTGCCTGGGCGAGCGCGAGAGCCTCAGCGACCTGCTGGAAAAGCTCTCGCGCATCACGGGTCGACTGATCCCGCTGGAGCGCCACGTCCACGCGCTCGACGCCCTGCCGCCGAACGACGACGATCCCGAAGCCAGCGCCGCCGTCGCCGTCTTCGCCCTGCCCGACAACGGTCGGGGGTAGAGCATGATAGCCGAAAGTGGGTACCGGTTTCGGCGACTATCATGCTGTATTAAATAAGAATATTGGCCTTATCGATTCAATTTGAACCGATGAGGCTTTAGGGGTTTTCGAACTGCACATCAGGAGCTGCATGACCGCCATCAGCCCCCAGCCGGGTCCGCAGATGGCGTTCCTCGCCACGCCGGCCGATATCGCGATCTATGGCGGCGCCGCGGGGGGCGGGAAAACCTGGGCCCTGCTCATGGAGCCCCTGCGCCACGTCGCCAATCCCGACTTCGGCGCGGTGGTGTTCCGCCGCACCACGGTCCAGGTCCGCAATCCCGGCGGCCTGTGGGACGAGAGCGCCAAGCTCTATCCCCTGGCCGGCGGCGCCCCGAAGTCCCACGCCCTGGAATGGCGCTTTCCCTCCGGCGCCAAGGTCCGCTTCTCGCACCTGGAGCACGACAAGACCGTCTACAACTGGCAGGGCGCGCAGATCCCGCTGATCTGCTTCGACGAGCTGACCCACTTCAGCGCCCGCCAGTTCTGGTATCTGGTCAGCCGCAACCGCAGCCTGTCCGGCGTACGCCCCTACATCCGCGCCACCTGCAATCCCGACGCCGACAGCTGGGTGGCCGAGCTGATCGCCTGGTGGCTCGATCCCGAGACCGGCCTGCCGATCCCGGAGCGAGCGGGGGTCGCGCGCTGGTTCGTGCGCATCGGTGATGGCCTGATCTGGGCCGACGAGCCCGACGCCCTGTCCGCCCACGTCAGCCCCGCCACCGGCGCGCCGATCCCGCCCAAGTCGCTCACCTTCGTCGCCGCCCGCCTGGCTGACAATTCAGCCCTCACCGCCGCAGACCCCGGCTATCTCGCCAACCTGCTTGCCCTGCCCGAGGTCGAGCGGGCCCGGCTTCTGGACGGGAACTGGCGGGTGCGGCCGGCCTCCGGTCTCTACTTCCAGCGTGGTTGGTGCAAGGTGGTGGACGCCCCGCCCGCCGACCTTCAGATAGTGCGCGGCTGGGACCTCGCCGCCACCCCCAAGACCGAGCGCAACGACCCGGACTGGACCTGCGGCACGAAGATCGGCCGCGACCGCGACACGGGCCGCTACATCGTCCTGCACCATGTCCGGGAGCGCGACACGCCGGCCAGGGTCGAGGCCCTGATCCGCAACACAGCCGGTCAGGACGGGACCGCGGTGGAGATCAGCCTGCCGCAGGATCCAGGGCAGGCGGGCAAGGCCCAGGTCGCCGCTCTGGTGCGCGCGCTCGAGGGCTTCGTCGCCCGCGCGACGCCCGAGACCGGCGACAAGGTTACCCGCTTCGGCCCATTCTCAGCCCAGGCGCAGGCCGGCAACGTCGATGTGCTCCGCGGCCCGTGGAACGAAGAGTGGTTCACCGCCTTGGAGAGCTTCCCCGAAGCGGCTCATGACGACGATGCGGACTCCACCTCGCGGGCCTTCAACAGCTTCCTCGACGTGCTGCCCAGCCAAGGCTTCCTCGACCTAGTGCGTCGGCAGGCGGCGGAAGCCGCTCAACCAGCGTCGCCTGTCGAAGAAGTTCATGCACCTGGCTCGCTGGAATGGCTGCGAGCCAATGGTATGGCCTAGGGATAGCGAGTTTTCAGCCAGTTATTGCCCTCTTGGCGAGCATTGTTTGTCGCCCAGTTTGCGTGCCCATCAGTAAGCTGGATGACGCAAACTGTATCATTCGGATGGGTGTGGCGTTGTATTGCATCCCGTATAGCATCCGCGGACGAATTTATTTCGAGAAGCCAAACCGAATTTTGAAGATGCGCGGCGCCCCAATCATTGAGCGTCTTATATAATTCAGCATAGCTGTGTCCGACGCGCTCATCGTAGCTGATAATAAATCTCGCCATTAACTTTCCCTTGAGCGGTTAATTTTCGCGGCTCGCACACTGCCATCTGCTCGCGCAGATTGCGAGTCGGTCGTTTGCATTTGGAGGATGCTGAATGCCCCCATCCGGCGGAATCCGCACCTCGCTGAGCTTCAGCCTGTCGGGGCCGATGGGGCAGGCGTTCCATCCTACCAATGGCGTGTTCTCGCCTGGCCTGCCGATCATGCCCACGCAGGGCCAGCAGGTCCCGCGGGCGATCGACTTCCCGGTCGGCTGGAACACCGTCTTCACGCCGCGCGCCGGCTACGACGACCTACACTCGTTCGCGAGCCTACGGGCGTTCGCCAACATCGAGCTGGTGCGGCTGGCCGTGGAAACCTGCAAGGACCAGATCGAAGGCCTCGACTGGCAGGTGAAGCCCCGCGACGGGCGCGGGCGCCGCAAGGACGACGCCCGGATCGATCAGGCCGAGAAGCTGTTCCGCAAGCCGGACGGCGTGACGCCGTTCGCGACTTGGCTACGGATGTGGATGGAGGATCTGCTGGTCCTCGACGCGCCGGCGATCGAGAAGCGCCGCAGCCGCGGCGGCCAGCTGATTGGGCTGGACATCATCCCCGGCGACACGATCAAGCTGCTGGTGGACGAGACCGGCCGCCGCCCCAAGGCGCCGGTGCCGGCGTACCAGCAAATCATCAAGGGCACCGTCTGGGCCAACCTGACGACCGACGACCTGATCTATTCGCCGCGCAACCCGCGCTCGAACCACATGTACGGCTTCGGCCCGGTCGAGCAGATCATCGTCACCGCCAACACCATCATGCGCCGTCAGGCGGCCCAGCTCGGCTACTTCACCGAGGGCAACACGCCGGCGGGCATCCTGAACGCGCCCGCGAGCTGGGGACCGGACGCCATCCGCACCATGCAGGACGCCTGGGACGCTCGCATGGATGGCGATCTAGCCGGCAAGTCCAAGCTGAAATGGGTGCCCGAGGGCACGAAGTACCAGCCGTTCAAGGACAGCCCCCTCAAGGACGAATTCGACGAGTGGCTGGCCCGGGTGGTGTGCTTCACCTTCAGCCTGCCGCCGACCGCTTTCATCAAACAGATGAACCGGGCGACGGCGGAAAGCTCGTCCAACCAGGCCGACGAGGAGGGCACCGCCCAGCGCAAGCTCGCCTGGAAGCGCGTCGCCGACGGCATCATCCAGGACGAACTCGGTTTCGATGACCTGGAGTGGGGCTGGAACGACGCCCCTTCGGTCGACCCGGTCAAGCAAGCGACCATCGACGACCTGAACCTGAAGAACGGCTCGACGACCATCGACGAGGTCCGTGACGCGCGCGGCCAAGACGTGTTGCCGGACGGCGCGGGCGAGCAGCCGATGATCTACCTGCCCACCGGCCCGGTGCTGGTGAAGGTGGTGGTCGAAGAAGCGTTGAACCCGCCCGAGCCGGCCCCAGCGCCGATCCCGCCGCATCTGCTGGCGCCCGGCCAGCCGCCTGTTCCTGGCCAAGAGGGCGCCCAGACGCCGCACGCCGCGCCCCAGGCTGACCCGGAAGCGCCGAAGCCGCCGCCGGCGGCCGCCAATCCCAAGGCGCCGAAGCCACCCAAGTCCGCTGCCAAGAAGCCGGCCGCCGCCGAGGCCGGCCCGGCCGCCGAGAAACTCGCCAAGGCCTCGGCCTCGAAGCGGACCGCGTTGGACCGCCCGCTGGCGCGCCGGGCCCAGGCCCGCGCCAGGAAGCAGGTGGCGGCTGTACTGCGGAAGGTCGGCGACGACGTCGGCGCCCAGGTCGAGAGCCACCTGCAGCACTTCGGCAAGGCCGCACCGGCAGACGACGGATCGGCCGCCAAGGACCTCGCCGCTCTGCTGGCCGGCCAAGTCGATCTGGATGGCCTGACCGACCTCGACCTGAGCGGAGACCTCGCCGCGGTCGCCAGCGATGGCGCCTCGGGCGCCCTGGCCGATGTCGGCGTCGATGCCAGCGACGACCTCACCGGCCAAGTCCATACCCGCGCCGTGGAGTGGGCCAAACAGCGCGCCGGCCAGCTCGTCAGCATCCAGGGCGGCGACAACATCGTCGCCTCGACCCGCAACATGGTCCGGGACGCCATCGCCGACGGCCTGGCCCAGAACCTCGGCTCGGCCGCCATCGCCGAGAAGGTGCAGGAAAGCACGGCGTTCTCGCCCGACCGCGCCGAGACCATCGCCAAGCACGAGATCGCCACGGCCAACGAGCAGGGCAAGCTCACCGGCTGGAAAGCCGCCAAGGATGTCGGCGTCAAGGTCCAGAAGGGCTGGCAGACCTCGAACAACTACACCTGCTGCGACGACTGCCAGGACAACGAGGAGGTCGGCCTGATCGATCTCGACGACAGCTTCCCCAGTGGCGACGACGCCGCGCCCGCCCACGTCAACTGCGAGTGCGTCACCTATCCCGAAGTCGTGGGGGACGATGGCTCCAGCGAGGGCTCACCGGGCGGCGGCGACGAGGACGACGACTAGGCCCATGTCCGAAAGCGTCGAGCGGGAAGGGGCGCTGTGGGCCCTCGACCCGAACCCGCGCATCCAGCCGCCGTA